AATGTTTCTCCACTTTTTAAGGCTCTGACAAGAATCTTTTCCGGTCCTATTGTAAACTATAATCAGCGACAGGTAGCTCTTGATAGAAGAAAGAACTTAAACAAGTATTCAACTAAATTTAAATCACTAGCAGGATTGGACTTCAAGAAGTCTCGTTATAATCCATATGATTACATGCAGACTGCTATCATGGTTAATCACAACCGAGCAGAACGATACTTAGACTTCGACCAAATGGAGTACATGCCTGAGTTAGCATCAGCATTAGACATCTATGCTGATGAGATGACAACTCATAGTATTCTAACACCTTTGTTGAAGATTGATTGTCATAACGAAGAGTTAAAGTCTATTCTTGAAGAACTTTACTATAACATCCTGAACATAGATTCTAATTTGTTTAGTTGGTGCCGCAACATGTGTAAGTATGGCGACTACTTCCTGTACTTGGACATCGATGAAAAGATGGGCATCACTTCGGCTATCGGACTTCCACTAAGAGAGGTTGAAAGATTGGAGGGTGAGGACAAATCAAACCCAAACTACGTTCAGTACCAGTGGAACAGTGGTGGACTAACCTTTGAAAACTGGCAGATGGCTCACTTTAGAGTCCTTGGTAACGATAAGTATGCCCCTTACGGAACTTCAGTTCTAGAATCAGCCCGTCGTATTTGGAGACAATTGACTCTAATGGAAGACGCAATGATGGCTTACAGAATTGTAAGAGCACCAGAGAGAAGAGTCTTTAAGATTGATGTTGGTGGTATCCCACCAGAGGACATTGAGCAGTACATGCAAAAGGTCATCACTAACATGAAAAGACATCAGTTAGTAGATCCCGACAATGGACAGATCGATCTTCGCTACAATCCAATGTCTGTAGAGGAAGATTACTATCTACCAGTTCGTCAAGGCTCAGCAACAGAGATCGTAAGCCTCCCAGGTGGTCAGAATGCTGCTGCTATTGACGATGTAAATTACTTAAGAGATAAGCTGTTCTCAGCTATTAAGATTCCAAAGTCTTACTTGTCACAGTTAGATCAAATGCCTGAAGAGAAGACAACCTTAGCTCAGAAGGACATTCGTTTTGCTAGAACAATCCAAAGACTACAGAGATCAGTTGTCGCAGAGCTAGAGAAGATTGGCATTATCCACCTTTACACTTTAGGTTACAGAGGCGAAGACATTATCTCATTTAACTTATCTCTCAATAACCCAAGCAAGCTAGCCCAGATCCAAGAGCTTGAGTTCATTAAGCAGAAGTTTGAGGTTGCTGGAGCAGCCCAAGACACAATGTTTAGTCGCCGTTGGATTGCCGAACACATCTTTGGTATGGATAATGAAGAATTCCTTAGAAACCAAAGAGAACGGTACTTTGACAAGAAGGTCGATAAATCACTTGAAGCTTCCGCAGAAGAACCGGCTTTTGATGCACCAGCAGCAGCAGGCGGTGCTGGCGACTTAGGTGGCGACTTAGGTGGCGATTTAGGTGGCGATTTAGGCGGTGAAGCTGGTGGTTTAGGAGGAGAAGCTGGCGATGAGCTTGGTGGAGAAGCCGGTGGCGAAGCAGCAACACCTGAAGCCGCAGCCCCAGAAGCACCCGCACCAGCAGCAGAAGAAGAAACAACTCCGCTTCTAGTTGAGCCAGGAGCAGCCAAAAGAGACGATGGCTTAAGCCCAGTTAAAATGACCTTCAAGGACGGTTCAGAAATGTATGTCGGTAAAGGCAAAGGCAAGCGATACAAGCCAGTTCCATTATTTAAAGATGGTCGTAAATCCGCAGGTCGTAGAAAGAACTTTTTAAGCACCGCTGGTAAATCAAAAGACATCGGTCAGCTTAGTCGTGGAATGTATGAGACAAAAGAAACTATTTATAATAGTTTAGCAGCCCAGTTAGAATCATTAACTGAAAGGGCAAATAAAATAGTTAATGAACTGGAGACAGAGGATGAAGTTTAGGCATAATAAAAAAAGAAACCCGGCATTTATTTTTGAAGCTTTGACAAGGGAGTTTGCTAAAGCAAAACTTCACAAAGATCAAGAAAAACTCAATAGAGTAAAAAGAGTAATGCAGGAGGTCTTCAATAAGGACGGGTTGCTTTACAAACAGTTAAGGCTTTACAAAGCTTTAACAGAGACAAGAGATGTTGATTACATCACAGCAGAAAAAATTATTGCCGAGGTTCATAGGGTCTTTTCATCGTTTGACCAAAAAGCTCTTTACGATGAACAGACAGCAGCTATTCACAAGATTAACCACGAACTAACGCCAGCAGTTTTTAACAATTATGTTTCCAACTACAAGTCTTTAGCGTCGGCCTACCAGATGTTTAACGATAACACTATTGGCGTAAAAGACAGAGTTCTTCTAGAGAAAAAGATTGTTCAAGAAATGGTAAGTCCCCCAGTAAGCCGGGACGAGGAAGAACCAGTTGACGAGTTAGTCGTTAAAATGTTTATCAAAAAGTTTAATAATACTTTTGGTAAATTGATGACTGAGCAAAAGACTCTAATTTCAAAGTACATGGGAAGCCTAGAGGACGATGACACTGAATTAAAGATTTTCGTCAATGAAGAGTTGGAGAGATTAAAAGAAGAGCTTAAAGAGAACATGGAAATCGAAGAATTCCAAACTGACAGCTCTATGAAGTCCAAAGTCGAACAAGTTTACAATCTTTTAGAAGAGTTTAGAGAAAAGAGAGCTTTACAGAAAGAAGATCTTGTCTTTATCCTTAAGACTCAACAGTTAGTAAAGGAGATTAAAGACTAATGGCTATTGAAATAACTGTAGGTGAAGAAGCAGTTAAGGCTGCTGGAATTGACCCAAATGCCCCACCAGACATTATTGTTAACATTAAGGGTCCTATCTTTACAGTTAAGTTAGATGCCAGGAAGACTTTAGACGGTAACATTATTGTTTACGATCATAAGTTTTTTAATGTTGTCTTTGTTCCTTTCAAGAATAAAATTATTACAATGCCAAAACAGCATGTAAATAGAGACACCTACAACATGCAAAATGATTACTTAACCTTCTTACAAGAGAAGGGAGCAATCCAAAACGGAACAATTAAAAGTGGTGGAGTGTTTAGATCATTAGAAGCATTCTACCCAGTTAATAAAGATCTTGATGTTTTACAGGTTCTACTTCTTTTAACAAAAGAATACATGAAAAAACATGGTGGTGATTTCGCAAAGATGGAAGACTACATTGAGGACGTTGAAGAAATGTATGTTGATCCGCCAGACGATGAGACAACACCTTACGGCAAGGTTCCACAAGAAGCCGAAAAGGGAACACTACCAAGTCCCTACGGCAAACCTTACGGATTAGTTTACAGGATTTAAAATGCTATGGTTTATTTTAGTTTGCTACGGACTAACTCAAATCTTAGTCTATGGCTCAATCTTTAACAAAATAAGGCCCAAACAACACTTCTTTCATTGCCCAATGTGTATGGGGTTTTGGGTGGGTGTAATAGTTTGTTTGATTTCGCCTTGGACTAAACTATTTACTTTTGAGATCAATGTAGTCAATTTACTATTATGTGGTTGGCTAAGCTCAGGCACAAGCTATGCTTTGTGTATGATAATAGGAGACGAAGGAATAAATGTCAAAAGGAATTAACATTAACGTTTATACTGAAGAACATTGGATGCTTAGACCTCCAACTAATTGTTGCAGAGGGAAGTGTACCACGCGGGTGATGCCCGCTTTAGGAGATTATTAATGAATAAGTTACAACTTACAAAAGGCGAACTAACAAAAATCATTCTTGAAGAAGTAAGAAACCTTCAGGAGCAGATTGATCCAAGTAAGCAAGCTGAAGAAGCAAAAGCAGAGATTGCTGATTTTCTAAGCAGGGCATCAGATGATCAAGTTTTAGCTGCTGCTAACATGCTAAAAGAGATGGATAACTATGAGTAAACTAGTCCTAACAGAATTTTTAGAGTTCAGAACAGACTCCGACCTTCTTACTGAGGCTGAAAAGAAAGCCATCGCAGAAGGTGAGGAGATTTACCTAGCTGGTGTTATGCAAAGAGCAGGTGCTACTAATGGTAATGGCAGAATCTACCCAAAACCAATTTTAGAAAGAGAGGTAGAAAATTACCAAAAGCTAGTCCGCGAAGGCAGAGCAGTCGGAGAGTTAGATCACCCCGATAGCTTCGTA